TACGTTTGAGCCTGAGGAGGAGTTGTGGGGTGAGGTGCAGTGTACTAGCAGAGGGTTACACTTATCTGTACAAGTGGGTGGTCGGAACCTGAAGGTGAGGGCGAAGCCTGGCCAATTGGTGGAGATGTTGCTCGCGACCAGAGCTCCTCCAGTCAATGAGTCGGTTATTCCTACCTCCCTGACGATGAAGAGTCCCTTACCATCGTACCAGGTCTCTCTTTTGAGCGATGGTGTCTTGGTCGGGTCAGGTTTCCGGGTTGTCCTGGGTGGCAGATCGTTGTTGATCACTGCGAAACACGTACTATCACAGCTCAAAGGTATGCAAGGTCATGCTGAAGTTGTGTCTGCAAGTGGTAGGAAACATGCACTGGACAAGCGGTTACTCGTGCGTATGAATACGTCCTTTGATGTAGTGGCCATTGATTTTCCTGATCATGTGGCTGCCGCGTTGGGAGTTCGAGCCGTTAATGTTGGTCCCACCCCCCCACCGGGGGGTTGGTTGAACATCCACGGGTTGGTAGATGGAGAATCAGTCCGATCCGTGGGTGTTGTGGGCCAGCTTAAGGGTTTGTTCAGTTTCCGTCATGATTGTTCAACGACTCCTGGTTACTCCGGAGCTCCTCTCATTCATGAGGGTCGAGCTGTCGGAGTTCATTTGACCGGTGATGTCATGTGCAATTGGGCTCTGGGCCTCGACTGGCTTATAACCAGTTTGGGTAAACCGGAGTCGGTTTCTACTGAGGCGGGCTATCATTCTGATGTTGACCTTGACGCTGGGGATGAGTACATGTTCGACGTGGACGGCCACCATTACAGGGGTTTTTCCGACGGGCGGTCGTTTAGACAGGTTGAGTCCATGAGGACCTTCCGGTCTAAGTACGGCAGCTGGGCTGACGAGGACTTCACCTACGACGTGGCTGAACGTGGCGTCGATGAGTGTGTGTCCCCAAAAGCAGCGGCCCAATCATTGACCAGTCGGTTGGATGCCAACTCGCCCGTTATGACTGGTCTACGCCCCGAAGGTTCGGCAGTGGTAAGGGACTCCGGCTTCTCTCAGTCGGAAGGTTCTCTGGCTACCCCAATGTGTGCGCCACTGGTAAGCGTGTCGAAATCCCAGAAGAAACGCAAGAGGCGGTCCCGGAAATTAAAGAGTACGAGTGGCCACCCTCTGGAGAATTCGCAGTGCGCCGGTCCTTTGAGCAGCACGCAGAGGGTTTTCGACGAGTCCCTCCCCCACAACAAGCCCTCATCGATAGGGCCACAGACCTTGTTGTCACATCGGGACAATATCCGCGAACAAGCGTC